CAATCAATAGACCTGGAGAGGTTTATTTCTATTGTGCTCCTACTTATCGTATGGCAAAGGATATTGCGTGGAAAGAATTGAAGAGGTTGACTCCTAAGACTTGGATTCAGAGCAAGAATGAAACGGATTTAAGGATAGATCTGATAAATGGATCGAGTATTGAGTTGAAGGGAACTGAAAATGCGATGGCATTGAGGGGTAGAAGTTTAGCTGGTGTTGTTTTAGATGAAGCAGCTTTTATGGAAAGGGATGTGTGGGCTGAAGTTATCAGACCTGCATTGGCAGATAAACAGGGTTGGGCATTGTTTATCAGTACACCAGATGGTACTGCAAGTTGGTTTTATGATATGTGGTGCTTCTGTGGTGAACAGGAATGGGATGATTGGCAAAGATGGAGCTTTACAACTATTGAAGGGGGTAATGTTAAGGAAGAGGAAGTGGAAGCTGCCAGAGGGCAACTAGACCCAAGGACATTCAGACAGGAGTTTGAAGCCAGTTTTGAGAATCTAACTGGTTTGGTTGCTGTTAGTTTCAGTGATGAAAATATTGACAAGGAAGTGGAGGATCTTCATATGCTGCCATTGTTATTGGGATTAGATTTTAACGTTGACCCTATGGCTGGAATCTGTGCTGTAAAGCATAACAATACACTATATGTCTTTGATGAGATCATGCTGACAGGTGGTGCTACCACTTGGGATTTTGCAGAGGAAGTTGTAAGAAGATATGGTGTTGATCGAAGAGTGATTGCGTGTCCTGACCCTACTGGTAGTGCAAGAAAGACAAGTGGGGTTGGGGTTACTGATCATACGATCTTAAGAAGAAATGGTTTTACTGTTATGAGTCCTAAATCACCTTGGAGGATCAGAGATAAGATTACTGCTGTTAATACTGCTTTGTATGATGCCGAAGGAGAAAGAAGGACATTAATTCACCCAAGAATTGATAAAAGCACTAAGAACTCTGACATATGCACCTAATACTGGTCTTCCTAATAAAAACTTGGGTGTTGATCACGCTTTTGATGCTTTTGGTTATCTTTGTCTACAGCAGTTTAATTTGGCAAAACCAGAGACATTAGGGCAAACTGCGTTTAGAATATACTAAGAACTACCTAATTCTTATCATGTATCATTCTACAATGAAGAAAAAAAAGAAAAAGAAGAAAAAAACTAAGAAAAAGTGAGAAAGTTTAGACGGGTAAAACGTGATAAAAAAACAGGAGTGCCGAGTAAATATCTTACAGGTGCTCGAAATCGTAGTGCAAAAGCAAAAGAAATCAAAGAAACAGCCGAAAAATACAAAAGAGGCGAATATATTGATATAAAAGCCATTAACAAGTCACGATCTGCCCAAGATGAAACCAAAAAGAAAGCCACTAAGCGAAAAAACAAAAGAAACACTAAGAAAAAAGGCAGATAAAAGCCGTTTTACCTACGGACAGCTTGCTCAAGTGTATCGCAGAGGCCAAGGAGCATATTTATCCTCTGGATCTCGCAACGTACCAATGGCTGCATGGGCTATGGGCAGAGTAAACAGTTTTATCAGTGGTAGAGGAGGGGCAAGAAAAGCAGATGCTGATATACTTAGAAAGAAATCCAAGAAAAAATGACAGAAATCACAGACGAGATGCTAGACATCATCGAAACAGTAAAAGGCAAACGTAATCCTGCTTTATGGGATCCTAGATGTGAACAATATCAAAGAAAACTCAAAGAAGGTACTGTAAAAAAGTCAACTACAAGTTAAACTATCTATAAATACTCTTTTTTCTTAGAATCATGGCATTTTTTCGTGGAGAGGAAGGTTCTGTTAAATTTAAGAACTCTTCTGGCACTACTGAGGCAGTAGTTTCAACTACAGGTTGGACTTTAGATACTACAAAAGATACTTTAGATGTTACTGCTCATGGAGCTACATCTAGATCATTTGTTGGTGGACTAATTTCTGGTTCTGGAACTATTGATTTCCTATATACAGCAGCCAGTGGAAACGAAACTGAAAATCTTGTTGATGATGTTTTAGTAACTGAAGATGCTGCTGATGCACAATTTGAATTATTTTTAGATACTTCTGGTACTAAAAAAGTAAGTTTTAATGGAATTGTTACAGGAACAAGTTTATCTGCTACAACAGGTGATCTTGAAACTATAAGTGTAAGCTTTATTACTTCTGGTGCTATTACCAACACTATCTAATGCCTAAATCATCTTACTCAGCGAAGCAACGTAAATTAGCTGCTGTTGCTCCACCACGGGATAAGATTACTGCTGCTGATCTTAAAAAGCTACGTTCTAAGAAAAAAAAGAAAAAGAAGTGAAACTTACTACTCGTCAAAAAAATCTCCTTGAAAAACACTCTGAGCATCATAGTGCCAAACATATGGAGTTTATGAAAAGGCGAATGAGAGCAGGAGATACTTTTACCCAAGCCCATAAAAAAGCACAGGCAAAGGTGGGAAGATGAAAAAAAAAGATCCTAGACTTACAAAAAATAGATTAGAAGATTTTAATAAACCAAAAAAAACTCCTAATCATCCAACTAAATCTCATGTGGTTTTAGCTAAAAAAGGCGATAAAATTCAGTTAATAAGATTTGGTCAACAGGGGGTTGTAGGTGCTGGTAAAAATCCCAAAACAGAAAAAGATAAAGCTAGAAGAAAAGCATACTATGCTAGACATAACGCACAAGATCCTAACCCTGGATTTTTTTCTGCAAGATACTGGTCACATCGCACTAAATGGTAAATTATGACTTACGCTGTTCCTGGTCCAATTAGAACTAATATTATTTCATCTACTTCTTTAGGTGGTATTGATAGTCCTTTTACTAGAACTAGAGCAGTTTTAGATATGATGAAAGGGTGGGAAATAATGAAAGCTGTTACTGAAGGAACTGAATATCTTAGAGAAAATAGCGAAGCGTTTTTGCCTTTAGAACCAAGAGAAGATTTTGATGCTTATATGGCAAGAGTAAATCGTGCTGTATTTTCTCCCTTTACACAAAGATTAATAAGAGCAGCTACAGGTCTTGTGTTAAGAAAACCAATAACACTTACTGGAGATCCTTATTGGACAGATACATTCAAAATGGATGTTGATGGTTGTGGTTCTGATTTAGATGAATATGCAAGAAGAGTACTGATGTGCTCTCTTACATATGGTCAAAGTCATATTCTTGTTGATTATCCTGCTCCTTCTGGTGCATTAAGTTTAGCAGAGGAAAGACAACAAAATCGTAGACCTTATTGGATTGAAGTTGATCCAAACAATCTTTATGGTTGGAGATTAGATAGAGAATCAAATTATGGGAATCTTATACAAGCTCGAATTGCAGAAAAGGCTGTATTGCCTGATGGAGATTTTGGAGAAAAAGTTTATGACCAAATAAGAGTTATAGAACCTGGTCGGTACAGAGTGTTTCGTAAAAAAGAGCAAATCGAAGAAATGTATGATGTCTCTGATAACAGTGTGACAGGAAATTTTGAAATGGGATCAGCAGATAAAGATTATCAACAAGTTGAATCAGGACAATTTTCTCTTGGTGAAATACCTTTAGTTACAATTTATTCTGGAAAAACTGAAAATCTAGTAAGTAAACCACCTTTACTTGATATTGCATATTTAAATCTTGCACATTTTCAAAGACAGGCTGATCTTATTCATAGTTTGCACGTTGCATCTCAACCAATGCTTGTAATGGAAGGATATGATGATCAGACAAAAGACCTTGCTATATCTGTTAATTATGCAATGGCAACTCAACCTGGTAACAAGATTTATTATGTAGAACCAGCTTCCAGTGCTTTTGATGCTCAATCTGCTGAGATAAAGGAATTACAAATGCAAATGGCTACTCTTGGTATTAGTACACTTAGTCAGCAAAAGTTTGTAGCTGAATCTGCTGATGCAAGAAGATTAGATCGTGTTGATACTAATTCAATGCTTGCTATGGTTTCTATGGAATTAGAACAAAAACTTCAAAAATGTTTTAATTTTTCTGCTGAATATGTAGGTATTGAACCACCAGAAGTAAAAATTAGTAGAGATTTTGATATTGAGAGATTAATTGGTCAAGATATTACAGCTTTAACATCTCTCTTTGATCAACAAGTGATAGATAGAGAAGAATTTAGAGACATTTTGGTACAGGGAGAAGTGTTACCATCAGCGAATGAAGCCAAATCTGAATAATTTGGTAAACTAATAAACAAGTATATACATTTTTATGGCTAAATCTTTAGACCATGTTCTTCAACCTGACGGAACTTGGAAATGGGAAGAAGTAGAACTTGTACATTCAACTGCTCCAGTTGAAACTTGTCCTGCTCCCGAACCAAAAGTAACAAAGAAAAAAGTTACTAAAAAGAAAACTACTAGCCCACTATCTGACTAATTCATGGCAATCGAAGAAAAAGTAATTCAGCCTGAGTCTGTGACCAACGCTGAACAGCCTGTGGCTGAAACTGCTTCACAACCAACACAACCACAAGCACCTGATCTTACTTCTATAAAAGCAGAGTATGAATCACAACTAAATGCTTTAAAAAAACAAGTTGCAGAAGAACAAGAAAAGTTCAAGGGTGCAAAAAATAAACTTGATGAAGTTTATAAGAAAAAAGAGGAACAGAGAAAACAAGAATTAGAAGATCAAGGACAATGGAAAACTCTTTGGGAAGAAGCTAATAAAACTGCACAAGAAAAAGATCAACAGATTTCAACTTTATCGCAACAATTAGAAGACATGAAAGTTTCTAAAGAAGTTGAATCTACAAGAACGAAAGCATTAGCTGCTATTAGTAATTTAGGTGCTATCAATGCAGAACAAACTTTGTCATTATTGCAAAATAATTTACAAAAAAATGCTGAAGGTAAAGTAGTTGTTCTTAATGGTGGGGTTGAACAAGATTTAAATACTTATCTTTCAAGTCTTAAGAATCCAGGAAGTGGTTGGGAACATCATTTCAAGCCCAGTAGTGCTGCTGGAATGGGTGCAAAGCCTAGTCCTATAGCAAATGCTTCTGGAGGTCAAGTAAATCCTTGGAAAACGGGCAACCTCACACAACAAATGCTACTATTAGATCAAGATCCGCAGCTTGCAGCAGTGCTCAAGCAAGAGGCTCAAAAATAGTTAGTTTCTGTGAAACTAATTCCCTTATCTGTGATTAGGGTATCGCAAAAAACTTTTTTAAAGTAATCTAAATGGCTGCTCCGTTTAAGAATTACTCTGGCGGTGTCCTATTAGCGGATATCGTTAAGAGAAATAATTTTAGCACCTATGTTTCTGAAGC